ATCCTGACTACAAGCGCCACTATTGGTGGGCCGCCGCCGACAACTACCTAGGCATGGCGCGCTTTCATTTTGAGCGAAGCCCACGCAGTAACTACGTGTGGTATCTGTTGCTGGGCTGGGCCGAGTGCATGGAAGAACTGAAGGAGATGATTGATGCCAACTGAAAAAGAACTGCTGGCCTTGTGCCTCAAGTGGATACAGAACCCGCAAGGGGATGCCTTCGACAAAGCAATGCTGATTGAGGCTGTGAAGGCAAAGCTAGAGCCTGAGCCGCGCCCGTGGGTGGGGCTGACGGATGAGGAACGGTTTGAAGTCGCCGACATCAGCGTCTGCGTTGAAGATGTTGTTGCCGCAGTTGAAGCCAAACTCAAGGAGAAGAACACATGAACAACGAGAAAGTAATTAGCCTACCCGCAAGCGTGAATTACACCCCCGAGCAGGCGCTCAAGTCCGCGCTGGATATGTGTGAGGATGGTGGCCTGACCGATGTGATGATCATTGCCTACGACTGGGAGGGCGAACTGTTTGTGCGCTCATCCAAGATGACCCGCGCCGAAGGCATGTTTATGGCGGAGAAGGCCAAGGAGTGGACGATGCATGGAGGTTTGGAATGAGAAAAAGCCTACACCTGACTACCGAGTTCTTGCCTCGCAAGTGGCCCTGCTTTGCCATCGGGTTCGTGAGCAGTGGCAACGAGTTTGTCCTGCACCTCTATCTGGTGTGCTTCCGTATTCGTTGGGGGTATTGAAATGACTGCTAAGAAATGCCGATGCCCCGTAGACAGTCCCTTCCTTTGGAAGCATAACCACAGTCCGTCTGTGTTCTTGCAAGACGCTCACTTCCGTGGGCATGGTGCAACCATGTCACAGAGCCAGACGCAAGTCGTCGAGCGAAGTCGCGCTCAGGGTATCTCCCTTGGCACCATCCCCAACCTGTCGAACAAGGCGCAGACCACTATCAATGTTAGGCAGTTCACCGTCTACTCAAGGGCGGGCAAGATCCTATGATCCGTTGCCCCGAGTGCGGTAAGAACACCAGAATAACGGAGACGAGACATGCAGTCACAAACAAGTGCTACCGCAGAAGGCAGTGCACCAGCGGCCACGCGTTCACAACGGTGGAGTCGATCACAACAGGAGGAACTAAAAAAAATCTTAGAGAACAAGTGGTGGCCCTTCAAAAGGGCCGACGCGAAACTACTGGAGAAAGCCCATCGAAAACTAAAGCAGGCGCAAGCCAACCCAACTGAGGATGCATTGATATGACAACTGGAATCGAGTACCTGAAAGAAGCGCCCAAGCGCAAGGGGCGAGGCCCGGGCAAGAAGCCCGCCCTCATGTGTACGAGCATCAGACTGCCCCGGCATGTGATGGAGTACTTCAATCAGGCGCACAACAAGCAAGAGAAGATACGCGAGGTCCTAGTCGCGTATGTAGAGCAGCAACTTAACCAACCCAACCAAGGAGAATGAAGATGAGCAACGCACAGAAAATCCGTAGGTATCTGACCACCAACCCCAACGCTTCCGCTAAGGAGCTAGCCACTAAGTTCGGCGTGTCTCTGGCGTATGTGTACACCCTGCGCTCCCTGATGAAGAAGAGCCCGGTCAACACGGCCAGCGATTGGGCGACGGTGCAGGTGAGCACGAGCAACGAGAGCGTGATCCCAACCTCTAACACTGTTACCCCTACTCCAGCTCCGGTTGAGGACGTGGTCAACCACCCCGCTCACTACAAGACGGGCGGCATCGAGACCATCGACTTCATCGAGGCCAAGCAGTTGAACTACCACCTCGGCAATGTGGTGAAGTACATCACCCGTGCCGACCACAAGGGCGACCGACTGGAGAATCTGAAGAAGGCGCAGTGGTATCTGGAGCGTGAAATCGCACAGACCGCCAGCTAAAAACAGCCCCGGGGTATTGACATTGTAAAAAGTGTTGGTATCATGGGGCTCAATTTTCGGGGGTAGCAGGAGCGGTCGTTACGCGTGTGCCGGGGTTGTCACGATTCCCTCGTTAGGTTCCTTCACATGCACACGGTAGCGTTTCCTCTGGCCTAGCTTTCGGCCACGCTACCCCCAACTTAATTTAGAGGAGTTAGAGAATGGCCTTTGGTCCTTACCCCGCCGTAGTCGATACGGGTTCATACGGGCAGCTCAGGTGCAAGTGCGGTTTTGACTATCTGCATCAGGGCAACATCACAATCTTCCAGCGTAGCGAAGACGCCAACATCACAACAGTGATCGCGCAAGACGGCAAGACCGTTCAAGTCTCCGACTTCCCCTCCGACGATACATGCAACCCCAGTCCCCGCCGACACGGTCTGATCCTTGAGTTCCACTGCGAGTCGTGCGGCGAAGAGGGTGGTGGTCTCCGACAGCTTGCTATCTTCCAGCACAAGGGAAACACTTTTATGGAGTGGCTGTAATGGCTACTACACCAGAGGCAAAGGTCAAGGCCAAGATCAAGGTCATCCTCAAGGAACACGGCGTGTACTACGCCATGCCAATCGGCACGGGCTACGGCAACTCCGGGGTGCCTGACTTCCTGTGCTGTGTGAACGGGCACTTCTTCGCTATCGAAGCAAAGGCAGGCAAGGGCGTGGCTACGGCACTCCAAATAAAAAACATGCAACAGATAATTGACGCGAACGGACTGGCTATGGTGGTGCGAGAGGACAACCTCGACAAGCTAGAAGAGCGCATAAAACTATTGAAGGGCGGCAACGAGTGAAAATCCTCACCATCGACTTTGAAACCTACTACGACAGGGAGTTCTCCCTGTCCAAGATGACGACTGAGGAGTATGTTCGTAGCCCTCAGTTTGAAGTTATCGGTGTGAGCGTAGCCGTAGATGATGCTGAACCACAGTGGTTCAGCGGCGATGCCATAGCCATATACCAGTTCCTCAAAGAGTTCCAGTGGGAGGAGAACCTCGCGCTTGCACACAACGCTCCGTTCGACGGTGCCATCCTGACATGGGTGTTTGGCATCAGGCCCAAGGGCTGGCTTGACACGCTGAGCATGGCACGGGCACTGCACGGCACGGAAGTAGGTGGAAGCCTCAAGGTGCTGGCCGAGCACTACGGACTTGGCGAGAAGGGCACCGAGGTAGAGAACGCGCTGGGCAAGCGGCGCTCGGACTTCACCCCCGAGCAGTTGGCGCGGTACGGTGAGTACTGCAAGAACGATGTGGCCCTGACCTACGCGCTGTTCATGAGCATGGCTCAGGGTTTCCCCGGTACTGAGCTACGCTTGATCGACCTGACGGTGCGGATGTTCAGTGATCCGGTCTTGCGGCTAGACACGAAGGTGCTGGACTCTCACCTTGCCACGGTCAAGGAAAAGAAAGAGAAGCTACTAAACGCCGCCGCCTCTGACAAGGAGGTGTTGATGAGCAACCCCAAGTTCGCCGACTTGCTCCGACTGTACGGTGTCAGCCCACCGATGAAGGTCAGTCCCGCTAACGGCAAGCAGACCTATGCGTTTTCCAAAGCGGACGAGGAGTTCCGTAGCTTGCTGGAGCACGACAACCCGGAGGTGCAAGCCTTGGTTGCCGCTAGGCTGGGCGTGAAGTCCACCATCGAGGAGACGCGCACGGAGAGGTTTCTGAGTATTGCCGAACGAGGAGCACTGCCCGTACCCCTACGCTACTACGCCGCACACACCGGGCGCTGGGGCGGGGACGACAAGCTCAACCTCCAGAACCTCCCCCGCACCTCGCTACTTAAGTTTGCGATTCTGGCACCCGACGGCCATTACATGATCGACTCGGACTCCAGCCAGATTGAAGCGCGGACGCTGGCGTGGCTTGCCGAGCAGGACGACCTTGTGCGGGCGTTCAACAATGGTGAGGACGTGTACAAGATTATGGCTTCCGCCATATACGGAAAGCCCATCAACGCCATCTCCAAGGACGAGCGGTTCGTGGGCAAGACTACGATTCTTGGCTCGGGCTACGGCATGGGTGCGGCCAAGTTCCAGACCCAGCTTGGCAACTTCGGCGTGGATGTTGAGTTGGACGAGACCAAGCGGATCATCGACACCTACCGCCAGACCTACCCCAAGATTCCCGAACTGTGGAAACGCTCGGGGCAGATTCTGGACGCCATCATTGCCAACCAGTACACTGAGTTTGGGCGCGACGGCGTTCTGCAAGTCGAAGGGAACAAGGGCATCCGGCTACCGAACGGGCTGTACCTCAAGTACGCCAACCTGCGTATGCAACAAGACCCCGAGACTGGCAGAACCGAGTATGTCTACGATGTGAAGAAGGGCCGGGCCACAATCCCGAACCGAATCTACGGTGGCAAGGTGGTGGAGAATGTCTGCCAAGCCCTAGCCCGTATCGTCATCGGCGATCAGATGCTCAAGATTGCCGAGCGGTATCGCGTTGTGATGACTGTTCATGACGCTGTGGCGTGTGTCGTGCCTCAAGCGGATGTTGACGAAGCGCAAGCCTATGTGGAGTCCTGCATGCGCATGCGCCCCAAGTGGGCCTCCGATTTACCTCTTAACTGCGAATCTGGATATGGAAAAAGTTATGGCGATTGTTAATGGCGAAGCGGTAGTAGATTACGCCTACCCCTGCATGATGGCGGAAAAGGCGTTGAAGAGTCTGCACAACCTGATGCTTGAGGGTAAGTACGACGAAGCTGTCACTGCTGGTATCGAAGCCATGGCAGATGTGAAGCTCACGATCAACTCCATCAGAGACATGCGGGATCGAGCCGCCAAATGAGCATCGCTTGGTCTTTCAGTAGTCTGAAGACATTCCAGCAATGTCCGCGCAAGTACTACCGTACAAAAGTTGTGAAGGACATCAAGGAGCCTGACACACAGGCGACCTTGTATGGCAAGTCTGTGCACACGGCTGCGGAAGAATTCATACGCGACGGCACCCCCATACCCGAGCAGTACGCCTATGTTCGCCCCATGATGGAGAACATCAAGAAGATTGAGGGCGACAAGCACTGCGAGGTCAAGCTCGGATTCACCAAAGACCTTGAGCCGTGCGCGTTCGATGCCGAGAATGTTTGGTGGCGCGGTATCGCCGACTTGGTTGTCATCAACGAAGCCAAGCAGCTTGCGTATTCCATAGACTACAAGACCAGCAAGTCGGCGCGTTACGCCGACACCAAACAGCTCGACCTCGTTGCCATCGGCATCTTCAAGCACTTCCCTAACATAGTTAGAGTCAAGTCGGCGCTGGCGTTCGTGGTCAGCAAAGAGTTCGTGCAAGCCGAGCACCATGTCGAGATGGTGCCCAAGTACATTGAGAAACCCGCGCAGGATGTAGCCCGTATCGAAGCGGCGCTAGTCAACGGCGTGTGGAATCCCGTCCAAGGCCCACTGTGCAAGTTCTGCGCGGTGAAAGATTGTGAGTACAACAGGAGCTAACCATGCCCTACACCAAGTCCCCCCGACCCTATAAACATGAATATGAAATGCAGAAGAAGCGAGGCGAACTGCCCGCCCGCATGGAGCGCCAACGCGCCCGCGAAGCCATCGACAAGAAGCACCCCGACCGAGACAACGACGGACGCGCTGATGTCCGCGAGGGCAAGGATGTTGCACACGTCAAGGCTTTATCTAAAGGTGGAAGCAACAAGAACGGCACCCGCCTAGAGCCCGCTGCAAAGAACCGTTCGTTCAAGCGCAACAGCAACCACCAGCTTGTTTCTGAAACCAGCACCAAGGAACGGAAGAAGTGAACCTATCAGAGTATGACTGGCCCGCTCCATTGGGCGTCAGTCCGTTCGAACATCAGAAGTCTACAGTCGAGTTTTTAGTTAGCTACCCCAAGGCGTTCTGCTTTAACGAGCAGGGTACCGGGAAGACGGCATCGGTCATCTGGGCGACCGACTACCTCATGAAGCTAGGGCTACTCAAGCGTGTCTTGGTAATCTGCCCCCTGTCGATCATGAAGTCAGCTTGGCAACAAGACTTGTTTCGCTTCGCCCTGCATCGAACGGTTGCTGTAGCACATGGTGCTAGGGATAAGCGCAAGCAGATCATCAACAGCGGTGCCGAGTACGTCATCATCAACTTCGATGGTATCGGTATCGTCAAAGATGAGATTGCCAACGGCGGGTTTGACTTGATCGTTATTGATGAGGCGTCAGCCTACAAGAACGTGCAGACCGCTCGGTGGAAAGACATGCGTGACTTGACCCGAACCATCAAGGGGCTGTGGATGCTCACCGGAACTCCGGCAGCTCAGTCACCTGCGGATGCTTACGGATTGGCAAGGCTGGTCAACCCACCGGGAGTGCCGAGGTTCTTCGGTGAATTCCGGGATATGGTGATGACCAAGGTCAGCATGTATCGCTATGCTCCGAAGCCTACAGCTAAGCACGTAGTACACAAGGCGTTACAGCCCGCGATCCGATTCGAAAAGAAGGACTGCATCGACTTGCCACCTCTGACCTTCATGGATCGAGAGGCTCCGCTCACCCCGCAACAGCAGGGCTTCTACAAGCTACTCAAGAAGGAGATGCTGATTCAGGCGGCGGGCGAAGAGATTTCCGCAGTCAACGCCGCCACCCAGATCAACAAGCTGCTCCAAATCTCCTGCGGTTCGATCTACACCGACACGGGCGAGGTTGTGGATTTCGATGTATCCAATCGGCTGTCTGTGGTGCAGGAGATTGTCGATGAGTGCAGTAACAAGGTTCTGATCTTCGTTCCGTTCACGCACACGATCAAGTTGCTGAGCGACTACCTGACCAAGCATGGCGTGGCATGCGAAGTGATTAACGGCGAAGTTTCTGTCAATCGTCGTACGGACATCGTCAAGCGGTTCCAAGAGCAACCTGACCCGAAGGTGCTCATCATCCAGCCGCAGGCGGCTTCACACGGACTTACCCTAACTGCCGCCGACACCATTGTTTGGTACGCTCCCTGCACCAGCGTGGAGACATACTTGCAGGCCAACGCCCGCATCGACCGACCCGGTCAGGTCAACCCCATGACCATCATCCACATCCACGGCAGTCCGGTAGAGAACCGCCTGTACGCCATGTTGCGGGGCAACATCAGCAACCACAAGCAGGTGGTTGACCTCTACCGAGAAATAATTTCCGAAAGTGCTTGACATTGTAAAAGCGTGTGTTAGAGTTCGTTCCCCCAACCGAGGAGAGTTAGATGGATTCAGAAGTTGCCCCCGTTGCGCTGGACACGTTGGCTTCGGTTTACCTGAAGATGCGTGATGCCCGAGACGCGGTACGCCGCGAAGCCGAGGCAAAAGAGAAAGAAATCCAAGAGCAGATGGATGTGGTCGAGCAGCAGATGCTTGAGGCATGCAAGACTCTTGGCGCGGACAGTATCCGCACACCCTTTGGCACAATCATTCGCTCAGTGAAGTCACGGTACTGGACGAACGATTGGGATTCTATGTATCGGTTCATCAAAGAGCACGATGCATACGGCCTGCTTGAGAAGCGCCTTCACCAAACACACATGAAGGACTTTCTTGAGGAGAATCCCGGCGTTTTCCCTGAAGGGGTC